CCGCTACGCTCCCCGCTACGCTCCCCGCTACGCTCCCCGCTACGCTCTGGAAAGGCTGGGGCACCGCCCTAAAGCCTGCCCTGGAGCCGATCACCATGGCCCGAAAGCCATTCTCCAGCACGGTGGCTGCCAATGTGATCCAGTACGGCACCGGCGCCATCAATGTCGATGGGTGCAGAGTGGGGACGGAAACGATTATAACGGCTGAAAAGAAAAAAGGTTCAAGTTTTACGTCAGTTGGCAATTCCGCTGGTTTCAACGGATGCAATGCGTCAGAACACGTCGGCCGCTGGCCTGCCAACATCATCCACGACGGCAGCAACGAGGCGGCCTTGTCGCTGAAGTCCGGCGCCCGGTTTTTCTACACGGCCAAGGCTGGGAAAGTGGATCGAGAATCCGAGAACAATCACCCTACCGTCAAACCGACCATGCTAATGGCCTACCTCTGCCGCCTAATAACTCAACCAGGCGGAACCATCCTCGATCCCTTTATGGGCTCCGGCTCAACCGGAAAGGCTGCAACCATTAACGGCTTCCGGTTTATCGGCATCGAACGCGACCCAGAATATCACAAGATCTCCGAGGCCAGGATCTCCAACCAACACGAAGGGCGCTTATTTTGAACCTGACCGACCTCCAGCGCTCTCTCCTGGACTACCGCCGCAATCTCTACCGGCCGACACCGATGCAGACCGTGGTCGACTGGGCCGAGGCATCGCTCCGGCTGACCCAACGGCAGACCGAGCACCCCGGGCCCTTCTCAACCTCGGTACGGCCCTACACCAGAGAGCCCATGGAGGCCTGGAAAGACCCGACGGTCTACGAGGTCACCCTCTGCTGGGGAAGTCAGACATCGAAGACGACCACCCTGATGGCCGGCCTGGCCTGGCTAATTGCCAACGAGCCGAGCCCGGCCTTGTGGCTGATGCCCACCGAGTCCTTGGCCAGGTCATTCTCGAAGAGCCGCTGGCTGCCCATGCTCGAGGACAGCCCAGCCATGCTCGAATGTTACCCGGCCGAGGCCGACAAGATCACCAACCTCGAGCAGAACTTCACCAGGTCGACCCTGACTTTCGTAGGATCCAACAGCCCGGCCAACCTAGCCAGCCGCCCGGTTCGGGTGCTCATCGCCGACGAGGTCGACAAGTTCGCCGAGGCTACTGCCCGGGAGGCCGACGCCCTCGACTTGGCCGAGCAGCGCCTCAAGAGCTTCTCCAGCTCCAAGGCCTTCATGACCTCGACGCCCACCGTAGTGGAAGGCCGTATCTGGCAGCGCTTCCTCCGCGGGGACCAGCGTCGGTACTACCTGCCATGCCCCCACTGCCGTGAGTACATCAAATTGGAATGGCGCCAGGTGACTTGGGACGACGCCAAGGCCGAGGACGGCAAACACGACCTAGGCAAGATCCGATCCTCGGCCCACTACGTCTGCCAGTTGTGCCAGGGCAAAATCACCGACTCTCACAAGGTGGCAGCCCTCCGACATGGCCAATGGCGCCCAGAGAATCCCAACGCCATGCCCGGTGTGCGGTCCTACCACCTGAGCAGCCTCTACAGCCCCGACCGTAAGTGCACCTGGGGATATCTGGCAGTGTCGTTCCTCGAGGCCAAGGCATCGATGGCCGGCCTCCAAGGCTTCATCAACGGCAACCTGGCAGAGCCCTGGGAGCAACAGGACGTGCAGCAGGAGCGAACCGAGACCGCGGCCACCGTGACCGTCGATGGCGGCCGCCGCTATCTGACCGCCGACGTCCAGGCCGTGGCGCCATTCTTGTGGTGGGTGTGCCGCGAGTGGAAAGACGGCAACTCTACCCTGGTTGCTGCCGGCCATGCCGACGACTTTGCAGCCCTTCGCCGGGTGCAGGTGGCCCTCGAGGTCCATGACATGGATGTCGGCATCGACTCAGGCTTTAACACCCAGACGGTTTACGACGCCTGTGCCTCCTATTCCTCGGTGACATCCAACCCGATCAACTTCCCTTGTGGCCTCCGATACCCACCGGAAGGCGGCCTCCGCAAGCCCATGGTAATCGGCTGGATGCCACTCAAAGGCCGAGAGACCGGAGCCCGGTTCACAGCAGCCACCGGGGCGGTGCACCCTTTCGGCCTGTCGACATCATCCTCGATGAGGACCGACGTGGTGCAGCCCCTCCTGGTGTTCGACACCGAGCACCTCCGCGATATGCTCTCCAGGCTAAGGAAGGGCGACATCGACCGGGAATGGGGCGTCCATCAGGATCCGCCTAGCGTCCAGGCCGAAGGTGCCTACATCGCCGATCCTGAACTCTACTGGCGCCATCTGGACTCGCACGTCCTACGACCCCAAGCCAACCGAGCCGGCCGCATCAAGCACGTCTGGGTTAAGAGGAACCAAAAGTGGCCCGACCATCTGCACGACTGCGAAATCATGCAGCTCGCCATGGTCATGCTTTGGAATGATCTGGTCACGTCAAGTGAGTCAATAGCCAGCTAACCTATTGAAGTCACCCTAGGATCGGTGAAGATCCGGCCCGAGGTGTTCACTTTTACGGTAGCCATCAAGCGAGCCTATCTCCGCAGTGTCTATGCGACACTGGGTGGTGTGACGCTCCTGGCTGCCCTGGCTGCTAAGTCCATCGCCGCGGCCACAGTGATCGAATCCGGCCAGGTTGTCCGGTCGACCTCATCCTCCGATGTGTCGGTCGAGTTTGCGGAGCCGGGCAAAGGTGCCCCAACACCGTCTGAGATGGTCGAGATGTGGGAAAGTCTGCTCAATGACTACGACCTGGCTGTCGATTACCTCGAGCAGGACGGCATCCTCACTCCCACCGATGCCCAGATCTACACCAAGATGGTGGCCGTGGTTCTGGTTGCAGCCACCAGTTTCGGCGGTGACTTTTCAAACTTCCGCCGTGAGGCGAGCTATCGAGGCATGAGCTGATGGGATTCCTCGACACCATCCTGAACAAGTTCCGGTCGGCACCTGTCGACCGCTACGAGGGCGCGTCCAACTCGATCCGCCGGTCCTTCCTGGACACCAGCTACACCTCAGTGCGGTTCGATGTGACTGCCTCGACCCGGCAGCAGATTGTCCGAAAGAGCCGATTCTTCGAGCAGAACAACGCGGTGATGAATCGCCTGGGCGACCTGTTCGAGAACTACACGGTCGGCAGCAACTTCTCGGTTCAGCCGGCTTCCTCGAATCCCGAGTGGAATCTCCGAGCCAAGAAATGGTGGGACACCTGGAGCCGCTACCCTGACATCGGATCCCGCCAATCTTTTGGCACCCTGATGAGCCTGGCCGCCCGTGGCTGGTTCTACGACGGGGAATCCTTTATCCTCCTGACCAAGGGCGAGACCGGCCGGCCCCGATTGCAGCTCATTGAGCCGCAGCAAGTCTCCACGCCCAATGGCCAGGAGGGTCTTCCCGATGTGTTCGACGGTGTGCGGTTTGACCCCAAGACGGGTCGGGCCATCTCCTTCTATTGCGGCCAGGAGCAGCAGCAGGGACAACTTACCGACATCCGATCCATTTCTTCCGACTCGGTGGTCCACATCTACGAGGCCCAGCGTGCCGGCCAGCTCCGCGGCCTGCCTTTTGTGGCCTGTGTGATCAACGACCTTCACGACCTGGACGACCTCCAGAAGCTCGAGATGGAATCCTGCAAGCTCGCCTCGAGCGTGGCCCAGGTGATCAAGACCAGCTCCGGCGAGGTGCAGGCCACCAGCCTCCGATCCGGTGTTGCTGGTTCCCAGGGAACCGCCCAGAACTACTACGAAAACATTTTCGGCGCCTCGGTCAAGGTCATGAAGACTGGCGACGAGTTCGAGCAGTTCAGCGCTGACCGCCCGAATGTTAATATGCGCGAGTACTGGCGCAGCTTGACCGAGAAGGTGTGCGCCGGTGTTGGCATCCCTTACGTCCTGGTATTCCCAGAGTCGATGCAGGGCACCGTCTATCGGGGCTCACTCGATATGTCTTCAGTGTGGTTCCGCAGCCGCCATCAGGTGATGGCCTCGGCCGCTCGACGTATCTGGGAATACGTCATGGAGTACGCCATCCGCACCGACCCGACTCTCAGGGACAGCCCCGATGACTGGTACGAGGTCGCCATCCAGGCGCCCCGAGCCCCTAACGTCGACGTCGGTCGCAACTCAGCCGCCCAGCTAAACGAGCTCGGTGCAGGCATTACGACCTATGACGAGATCTACGGCGCCCGAGGCATCGACTGGCGATCCGCCCTGGAGGCCAAGGCTCAACAGGCGCGGTACATCCAAGACCTGGCAGTCAAGTACGGCCTGGACGTCTCACAGATCTCGACCGCTCAAAAGCAGCCGATAGCACCAGAGCCGGCCGCGGCCGCTCTCGAGCAGCCCCCTTCCGAAGAAATGCCCGAGCCGATCCCGGCCGAGCCCATCGAAGAGGTGGTTGCAGTGCTCGAGCCTAAGAAGCGGAAAACCAGAGCCAAGAAAACCGAATGACTAAAGTAACCAACTGGCTTTCCTACAGCCCCCGAGCCTCAGTCCATGAGCCGGCGGTGCTCCAGATATTCGACCAGATCGGTGAAGACTGGTTCGGTGGTTCAGGCATTTCTGCTAAGGCATTCTCCGATGCTCTCCAGTCTGTAGGCCCCGGCCCCCTGGTGGTCGAGATCAACAGCCCAGGTGGCAACGTCTGGGACGGCCTGGCGATCTACAATATGCTGCGAGGCCGGCAGGCGCCGGTGACTACCCGGGTGGTCGGCATCGCTGCCTCGATTGCTTCAATCATCG